CCAACTTCCCACTCTGTGCCGGTTTGGGCTGCAATGGTGTAGTAAGTGCTGTTGGCGTTGCCGATGGCTGAAAAGGACTGATACCCAGCCGATGCGCCAGCAAGCGTCACTGTTCCTGTACCAGTCGTAGTGGTAGTTTCTTTTACCCGGTCTGCAAGTACAAAAGCCATGTGTATCCTTAAGCCGTTTCAACCAAAGTCCAGCTTGACGTTTGTGCGCTATTTATTGCCGTCCATGCTGCCGTCTGCGCATCATTGATATTTTGCCAGTTTGCGTCCTGACTGTCATCTATCAATTTCCAATATACGGCAATCACACTTCCAACCGAGCCTGCGGCTTGAACCCCAGACAACGCCACCGTTATTACAGGGCCAACCGTACCGACAAGACCCGCCGTTTCAACTCCCGTCGGGAAGGCAACCTGCACAAACTCTACCGCACTAACCGCGCCGGAAGCTGTGACACTCGTCAAAGCAACCGAAACTACCGGCTCTACCGCGCCAACTTCGCCTATCGCCACATCGCCGGTTGTTGCATCCGACTCGTTGTAGAGCATCGTCCCAGCAAAGCCAGAAGCCTCTACGCCTGCCAGTGCAACCTCTATCCCGCCGTTGGTTACTGTGCCAACCGCCCCCGAAGCTGATACCCCAGACAGAGCAAGCGTTAGAACCGCTGTAGGTGTGCCAACTTCACCGTTGGCGTGAACTCCGGCTATTAACGGGAAGTTGGTTTCGTCTACATTGCCAACATCTGGGTGACATAGAACCCCAGTAAGAGCAACGGAAATATCAAGACCAACCGACCCAACGCTACCTACCGCCTCATCGCCTGTTATTGCCTGTGTCCCTGTGGCAACAACCGTACCTACATCACCAGCCGCTAAAACGCCTGTCAGGGCAACCGTGCTTGCCGCTGTTACAGACCCAACATCCCCAGACGCAGCCACGCCCGTCAGGGCGACAACAACTACATTCTCGCCAAGAGCGGCATAGGGCGACTGGGCGTATGCGGATATACCAAACATGGTCTACGGCCTGCGCCGCCTCCGCTTAGGTTGTAGCCAGACGCAACAACGCTGTAGAAGTGGTGTTTGCAGGCATGGTCAACGTGAAAGTACCCGCTGTGATGGTCTGCGAACCAAACGTGTGAACGCTCACCGCCTTGTTGCTTTGGGATGCGTTGTAAATCAAAACTGCATCAAACGCTGTGGTCAAAGTCACTGAGGTGTAAGTCAAACTGGCGGATGGTGTCCAGTAGGCTACACCGGCAGTTGCCGATGAATTGGTGGCGATTGGGGCTGTTCCGTTGGTTACGACTACACCTCCGGCAGAATAACCCGCGCCGGTCACTTCACCTGTTGACGAATACACAGTGGTTGAGGCGTTGACAGTGGCAGAAGCCAAGTACAAAGCACCCCTGAAGGTATCGGCGGTAGAAGCAGCGCGAACAGGCGCAGTGCCGAAGTTGTGCGTAGCGGTCAGCAACTCGCCCATGAACGAGGTACACATTGATTGAGAATTTGCCATGATTTATCCTTTAAGCAAAAGAAGCTGTTTCACCGCCACCAAAGACGGCTGGTTTTTTTAAGGTCACATGGGCGGAACGGTGGACAAGTTCACCATCCAGCCAGTACTCAGTCCACTTAGTGAACTCGTTGTCGTTGTCCACTTCACCGGAACGATACTCCAACAGAGAGTCGTCCATCTCACCTTTGGTCGTAGTAACAATCAATTTGAACTCCTGATAAGTGCAGTGGTGGAAGTGTTAGCGGGCATGGTGATTGTAAAGGTCGTGGTCGATGTTTTGTCTGCCCCGAAATCAATCACTGCAATGGACTTGTTGCCCTGCGTCACGTTGTAAATCAAAGCGCACCGAGCCGTTATTGCAGCCGTCCAAGACGTGTTTGCAAAATTCACATAGGCTGTGTAGTCAGCAGAATTGATAGTTACCCCAGTCAGCGTATTGCCGCCCGCTGTGTAGCCAGACGCTACAACCTCGTTGGACGTTGTATATACAGTCGTGTCCTCGTTCAAGTTGGCGTTGCCGGTGTAGAGCGCAATCTTGAGGGTGTCCGTGGACAGGTTATGGACGGCCTGATACAACTCCGTCTTGAAGCTGGTGGTCTGCGTCTGGATGATGCTCATGTCACCGCCTGCCTATATTGACCGCTACGGTACGCATCCTGACGCTCCAGACCATCGCCCAGACGTTTAGCAAGCGCCAACGCTTCCTTGTACTTACCTTCATACAACGCAATCATGTCGGCCTCACCCTTCATAAAGGTGTACGCCTCTACCAACGACCCATACAGCAGCACGGTGTCAAAGTTGTCGCCTAGCCAAGTCGTGGATGCAGTCACAATGGACTCGGGGTAATAGTAGTAGTGCAGTTCTGCGGAGTAAGTTGCATCAGGTGTCGGGCCAAGGATGAACGACAACTCGTTGCTGATGGTTGAACCAGAGACAGTCGGGCCAAACAGGGCGTAGTACTTGGGAGTGCCGGTGTCGGTTGGCGTGGGGTACGCCTCGCGCATGAAGTTCACGTCCTTGTTGAGTAGAAATGTGTACGGGCCCGCGCCAGAAAAAATAGCCAAGGAGTACGAAGACAAGAAGTCTTCAGGGCAGGACAAGTACTTATTGCCGGATGTGATTGTCCCCGTCACGTTCTTACGCAACGAGGGGAACTGCACCGAGTTGTAGATGCGCTGCTCTGCCTGCTGGATGAAACGGTTAATCTGAGCCGTAGACGAGACCGTAGACGAATCCGCAAGGGTAATCGTCGGGAAATTGTTCTCCGTGTAGGTCTGTATCGCCGCCGAAAGCTCAGAGTAGTTCATGCCATCGGGCCCCTTGCCATCAGCCCTTTGGTAGCCGCGCCAGTGCCGCGAACCTTGATGCCGCTTGTCTTGGTAGGTTCATTGCCAGCGGACTTGCTGTACGCACCAATTGCAACATCCAGCGTATCAAGTTTGCTTTTGTTGGGCCCCGAAGAACCTTTCAAAGCCTTGCCATCCATCGTATGCGGGGGCGCATAGACACTAGCTGGACCAACTTCCTTGCCACCTTTTTTCATACTGTATGCCATGGTTCACCCCGTTTTCTGGTTAGCTGCACGGGACAGGTTACGACCGACACGCATGCGATCGTCCGTGGTGGGCCCGCCTTTCTTCAGCTTCAAAGTAGTGCCCTTGCCGCCTTTATGCTCTTGAGCATCGTGCTGCTTGAACGCCTTCTTGATCATGGCCTTGTCTTGCGCCTTGTCACTCTTCATGTCTTCTTTAGCCATCATGGACTCCTATGAAACCGTTACTGTTACCGTGCCAACACTTGTGGTTCCGACCAAGTAGTTGGGTGTTAAAACCGTATCAAAACTGCTGGCCCCGCCAATTGGAGCCCAACCCCACTGAATGTCTCTAGACCCCCCAGCAGGGTAGCCATTTATGTCTGTCCCTGACGCTACATAAGACACATCAGGACGTGGCTCACGCACCGCTTGCGGGTCATTTACCGGGTACAAACCTAATGATAGCTGAGGTTGGTCCGGGTCCCAGCAAGTAGGACAGACTTTAATCTGATAGAGCTTTGTCTTAATGACCTCTTTCTTGAGCTCACTAAGTTTGTATCGTTGCCCGCATCGGTCGCATTCCGCAATCGAGTACTTGCCAGAAGCGTATTTAGTAGCCACGCTTCACCTCAATAGAAGAGCATTCTTGGAACAAACCGGTCCGAAGCTTTCTCCCGGTCTTCTTGGGCGGCTAGTAGCCACTGCTGCTCATACTCATCTTTTAAGAAACTCACCCGCATAGGGTCAGCGTCAGGCCGCTTAGCTGCGATGTAGAACGCCAAGCCCGCAACCATGCAAGGAATCAGTCGGAAGGGGATGTCCTCTACGTTCACACCATTCCCAGCATCTTGCAGTCGGCGAAGCCGCCAGTACACGAAAGTGTAGTCACCACCAGCATCAGGAGTGGGCCAGACGTTGATACAGGGCAGGTTCTGGACATAGATTGCCGCCCCAGACGTGTGCGCCGCTGCCGTGGTTCCGTTCTGTCCACGCAGACAGTTGATCAAGCTGTTGCCGCTGACGTTGGTGTACCCGATGGTTTCCGAGTCAATCTTGATAAAGCCGGTAGTGGTTAACCCTGATACGTCGCTGAGCGTGATGGTCGTATCTGTGCTGGTGATCGTGGAGCTTAGGGTTACTGACGTAGCGTTAGTCTGCGCCGTCTGGCGGTTTACCCATACTTGAATAGGCCGACCGTTGGTCAGCTTGTTTGGAATCGTCGAGTAGGTGGACTCGGAGATGCGAGTGATGTTGATGTCTGACTGAGTACTAGGAGTGCCGTTGTTCTGGCGCACAACGTGGTCTAGCAGGTCGATTGTGTCTGCCGGTAGGGGGTAGATAGCCTGACCCGTAACCAAGGCGATAGCGCCCTCTTGGATGGTCCACAGGTTGATACCCCGATTGGCCCACTCAATCGTCATCAGGTTCAAAGACCGCCGTGCTGTACGGAACTCATAGCCCGTACGCACCTCAATACCGGCCCGCTCATAAGCCTCCTCAATCAGATCGTTGAGGTCTAAGTTGAAGCTGGTTGAGCCAGATGTGTAGGCCATTATCTAAAACCTGCGGTTTTCTTTGCTATCTTTTTGGGTTGCGCTACGAACTGTTTGCCTGCTGCTTTACCAGCGCGTTTGGCTTTGGTGGTTGCGGCGTACTCGGCGGGGGACAAGGACTTTATAGCAGCTTCAGGGAGGTATCGCTCACCTGTCTTTGACGAAGGCTTTCCCGACTTGGTACGCCATTTCTGGTCCCCCCAAGCTTTAAGGGATTGCTGCGGTGCTTTAAGTGCCATCGCCGTAACTTCCAAAAGCATCAAGGTATTCTAAAGCACCGCGCAAAACAACGGGACTGTCTTTGAACATCCCTAATGCACGATTACATTGTTTACAAAGCACGCCCCGAAACTCACCTGTTTCATGATTATGGTCAATTGCGCTTTCTACTAACGCAATTTCTACCCTGCAAATTGCGCAACACCCTTCTTGGCGTTCATACCGTTCCACAAGTTGTTCAGGAGTAATCCCCCTACGGGAACAGCGTTTAGCCAAAGTCCACGGGTCTTTTTCGCGGTACTCCGCTACTCGATGTTGGTTAATTTCCACCCAATCCTTATGCCTTTTGTAGAGGCAAGTATTGCAGTGACTCTTGTACAAGTGCGCCATGTTACCGCCGCGACTACGAAATACGGACAATGGTTTTGTCTCGCCACAGTCTGTACAAGTTTTTGTGGCCTCAGTCACGATAACCGCCGCCCGCTGCTTTATATTTTTTTGCTACCAATTGGCTTTTTCTCGCGCTCCACTGCCCTGCACCTGTACCGTGTGTGGCCGCAGCCTTTACCTGAGACACGATGCGCTTACGCAAGCTCGGCTTGGTGTAGTTCCCCGCAGCATTTACCCCGCCACCTTCAGCGTACATGGAGACATCGTTCGGATTGTCCTTGCGGACGACCTTCTTCGCCTTCGGCATTTTCGAAGGAGCAATGTCACCCATGCCGCGTGAGGGTCTCATTTAGCACATCTTCCCACGGGTCTTGCCCTTAGTTGCAATGCCGTCCGCACGGCTAGAAGCGGAACCACCTTTAGCCATCTTCTTCACACCTCGCATGCCTTGCCCTGCACCCGCAGTAGATTTGGGGTTTGCAGGGGTGCTATCGGCAGCGTTGTATGCGGCGTCTTTCTTAGCCTGCATCTTGGCATCCATTACTTCGTCGTAGTTAGAGGGTTTTTTATCGTCAGCCATGATTAGCTCCTTAGCAGGCCATGCCGCCCTTGTTCATCTTCACTTGACGAGCCTTGGTCTTACCCTTGGAGGCAACGCCGTCAGCACTCTTGTGACCGCCAGCCAAGCCGCCAGTAGCCATCTTAGCCATACCACCTTTTTTCATCATGCCCATGGGGGCAGCGGGGGCTGCTGCAGCGCGAGGAGCCGCAGGTGATTTTTTCTTCATCATCATAGCCATCATCTTGGGGTCCATCTTTGTAGCCATATCACCACCTCGTTTAAAAGTTTTGCCTTTGTCGGCGTTGCTGAAATCCTTGCCCACGGATTGTGGGACTCCTACTTTCTTGGCAAACGACGGGTTGTGGGCCACCGCTTCCATGAATTTATGCTGCTTTGCACTACTGCTTGGCATCACTTCCCCGCTTGAATAAGCTGGTCAATTTTTGCTTCAAGCTTGTTAAAGCGCTGGTCAATGTGGTCAGTAATGCGCTGAATTTCTGATTGAGTAACGTAATCACGGGCAATTTCCTCGCGGGTTTTGTTGAGTAATAGGTTAAGCCGGGTCAGTTCAGCAAACTTCTCTTTGAGCAAGAAGCCGACGACTGTCAAAGCCATTGTAAGACCCGAAGACCAAATTGTGTTTAGGTTGTCCATTTAGCACTTCCATCTTGCTAAGGAAGCCGCCTTGCGGGTGGGCTTGCCTTTTTCGTCTTTCATAGGGCCGGGCATGCCACTCATGCGGGCGCAGAATGACTTCTTGCGTGGGCCACCTTCGGGCTGCGGAGCCTTGAGATTGCTGCCTGTTGCAGCGTTGTACTTGGCACGGCCTTTGGCAGTCAAACCCGCCCCTTTGGAGACGGGCAGCTTCTCGCCACGACCAACTGCAAGGGAGGGGTTTTTCTTAGCCATAGAAAGCCGTAATTGCGTTTACGTTGGACAGGTCTGCGTAAATGCTTGTTGGGAAAAGAACGCCTTCGCCGGGAATCAAAACGTAGATGGTGAACGAATCGCTCGTGCCAACATCAAGTTCGCAAAGGATTGCGCCGGAGGAACCGCCGTCACGGAGTCTGACGTATCCGTCGGAAGCGTTGCCCCGATAGGATATGCCTTTTAGCCGCGCTCTACCCGCAGAAATAGCGCCCGATGCGGTTAGGTGAGTACTCTTAACGTCTGTCTGCATCATAACTAATCTCCTGTAAGACGGGGGCCGAAGCCCCCGAGACTAATTACTGCTGGCTGGCAGTTGGGTTAGCAGCGCCGTTGGAGTCACGAACGACGTACACGCATGTAATCGTAGCCGCGCCGCCGCTGGCTGTACCAGCGCAAGCGTAAACTGCTTGGACAACCAAGTCAGTTGTGCCAACATTCAAATACGTACCGATCTGTGCGCCTGTAACAGTTACAGTTGCACGGCCCACAGCCAGAGGAGTCGTAGTGGCTCCGCCAACGGTAGCCAAAGAGTTACCAGCGGCAGTTTGAATGGTGATGGTATTGCCCGTAGTACCAGAGTAGGCGGTGGTAATGTCTACAAAAAATTCCAAAATTTGTGCGCCAGCAGGCAAGACAAATTCTGTAGTAGCCGTGGTGTCGTTAACAGTGGTCGTGCCCGATTGGGTGACAACGGTTGCGCCCATGTTGCGGATAGTGCCAACAGTAGTGCCGGTGGTGTTTTTGACAGTGCCAAGCAGCCAAGGGCCGAGGTGAGTAGCGAATCCCATGATGAGTCCTTACATACAAGTTAGGTACACTGATCGGTATGTCGTCTGCCGGGACAGTTCAGCGCACCGGAAAGCCCGGATAACTGCAATATACACCATTTTTGTGATGCGTCAAGACCATGTCTTACAAAGACCCGAAAGTCAGTAAAGCCAAGCATAAGGAGTGGTCGGCTAACCATTACCAAAAAAACAAAGACGAGGTAAAGGTCAGGTCAAGAAAAACCCGAAAGCAGAAAAAGCAAGAATGGTTAGAGTTTAAACGGGGGTTGTCCTGTACCAAATGTGGGTTCTCCCACCCTGCGGTGATTGACTTCCATCACGTCGGGCCTAAAAAATACAGCGTCAACGAACTTATAGGCAACGGCAGATTTAAGACGGCCTACGAAGAAATAAAGCAGTGCGTAGCACTATGCGCCAACTGCCACCGCATACACCACTACGATGAACACGAACGAAAAAGGGGGCCGAAGCCCCCTTTAGAACCCAACACAAATTAAGCCTCTTCAGCTTCGTCTTCAGCTTCGTCTTCAGTTTCGTCTTCAGCTTCGTCTTCAGCTTCGTCTTCAACCAAGAGCCACTCACCGGCCTCTTCGTCCAGCCAGTACCAAGCATCGTACTCTTCGTCGTACCAGCAATAGCACTCGGCATCCTCGTCATAGACGTACTCTTCGTCTTCGGCAAAGCAGTCAGCAAACGCTTCAAACTCTTCGTCTTCGTCGTCCACTTCTTCAATGTCGGTGTTACCCAACGCTTGAGCAGCTTGCAAAAACTTCAGAATGGACTCAGTAGAGAACTCAAAAAAACCGCCATCGGCGAGGTCAACAGATACAGTAAACAGCATGTTTATACTCCAAAAAATAGTTGCAGCACCGCGCTGCGAGTCATCCTACCACGCCGTCTGTGACAGTTTTTAGACGTAAAAAAGCCCCCTCGTGGGGGGCTCCAAATAAGGGGTTAAACCCTTACTTTAAGCGCCGGGCGAACCGAACATACCCAGAGGGTCAGACCAGCCGAACGAATAACGCTCGCGGGACTTGTAACGGACGTTACCGGTGTCGAAGTCGCCGTCCATGCTGTTAGCCAGCGGAGTACGAACGAAGTGCTTCATGCCGTTAGGAACGTCAGTCGTCAAGTACCAGCCATTGCTATCGGTCAGGTAGTGGTTGACGGTGTAGCCTTCAGGGATCGAACCGTTGTTCTTCAATGCGTTGATGTCGTTGTCGGTAGTGCCAACACGGAGGCTGGTTTCCAACAGACGAGTAGCAACGAACATCAGAGCAGGGGGAACGATCAACTTCTTGGGCTTAGCTGCAATCAGCAAACCGCGCTCGTCGGTCCAAGCAGCGATCTGGATAACGGCGGCTTCCAAAGAAGTCTCGTTCAGGTCAGCGCCAGTGGAAGGACGATTGCTGTTAGTGCCGCCGCTAATCAGCGGGTGAGCAGTGCTGAACAACGAAACGCCATCACCGCCGGTATAAGCCGAGGAGAAGCCGTTGTTCAAGACCGAAGCAGCTTTGACTTGCTTGGTGTACGCCATACCGCGAGCCAGAGCCTTGGTGTAACGAGCGGACAAGCTGTCATACAGATTGTCTTCAATTGCCTCTTCCGTCAGGGAGAAGCCCAAAGCGATGGTTTCGTGGTTGTAGCGAGCAGTCCATGCCTCTTGTGCATTGTCATAAGCGATGGCAGAACCCTCGTTTTTGACTGGTGCAGCGGAGAAGCCAGACAGTTTGGTTTCCTCTTCAAAAGAACGCTCGGAGGTCTCAGTTTCGTAGAGTTCCTTGTGCTCTTCCTGATAGGTAGCGTACTCCAGACCAAACAAAGCGTTCAATCCGGGGAGCAACTCTTTAAGTAGCTGTGCGCGTGAAATAGCCATTTTAAGTTACTCCTTAAGCAATGCTGGTGCCAGCGTAATACTGATGCTGACCAAAGTTAATCTTGACCAAAATCTCTGGGTACTGCATGAACACAATGGTTGAGTTCAGAGTAGCAACAGGGGCTTGGTTCAAAATAAACGAGGTAGCACCGGCAGAAGCAGCGGTGTCAACGAAAGAACCCGCAGAAACGTAGTTTCCGTTTGAGTCCAACGAGCCAACATCAGTGCCAACTGGCAACGCGAACGGCAGAGCCGAACAAGTCACAGTAGCAGTAGAAATGCTGGTGTAGGTTGCAGTCCCCAGAGAAACAGCCGTGTCAGTCACCAAGCCAAGCACGCGAACGGGCAAAGACGAAGTTGTGGCAGGAGTGTCGCTCGGAGCCAAGATAGCGTTCTTGGAGTTGCCGGTTGTGGTGCTACCTGTGTTGTTGATCATGGCCAAATTTTGACCAATCATGGCGCGAGCGCCAGAAGCAACAGCGGTAGTAGCAGAGCAAACAACACCCTTGAACACTTGGTCAGGATCGTCAGCAACAATAGCCACTGCATCACCAGCCGCAGTTGATGCGGGCCAGTATTGCTGAAATTGCTTTTGTTTTGTGACGGGGTTGGTAAACGAGCATCCCAAGAAGATACCAGTTTGATTACCTGCCGTGCCAGTAGACACAGACAAGCGCACGATTTCACCACGAGACAGTCCTACGTAATCACCGTAGAAAATGTTTGTGCTGTAACCGTTAGTGATCGGGTATTCACGAGTAGAACCCGCATATACCTGACCGCCGATCAGGTTGATCGGCTTTAGCCCGTAAGGGGCGTCAATAACCGGATAAGCCATAAAGGACTCCTAAAAATTAAATACCTTTTCCAAAGCTCGTCGTGGACCGGCGTTCTTTAAACATCGGCATCCTCGGGTCGCTTTGGCGCATCATAGTATTGTCCACAGCCTCCACTTGAGCTCGTGCTTGGTCTGCGAAATGCGCGTCCCGTTGCTCGACAAACTCATGCGGCGTCTTGCAGAGCAATAGCCCACCAATCTCAATGTTGTCTTTAAATCGACTAGTTGGATCGGTCATCAACCGAAACTTAGGCTGCTCTTCGACGCCAACCGGCTCCCAGCCTTCTCGGAGTTTGCCCGAGACATTACGGGGGTCGGGGTCATTCAAAGTAGAAACCCGAATCCATCTGTACGCATAGCCCGGTTGTTTGTCAGGTTCAGGCAGCATCTCTGCTGGCATCCACTTCTTAGGGCGTTCGCCCATTTCCCGTGCAGTCATCTCGCGTTGCAATCTGTTCTCAGCCATTTTTAGGCCTCCAATTTACTAATTTCCCGAGCATATTGCTCAAGAGTTATACCAAGTTTTTTAGCCAATCCTGCCTGAGTTTTAGTCAGTTGGATTTGCTTCGGCGCAGTACTGCGTTTAGCTGGTGCTACCACCGTGCTTGGCCTTGTACGCTGGGGCTTATCACCGCCATCGTTTTTAGAAGCTGCAAATTCTTCTGGGAACCTGCGTTGAACCTCTTTGTCAATACTGCTGAAATATTCATCAGTACCTACGAATGCTCTACCATACCGCACTTCTAGCTCTTCGTGAACCCCTTCAGCATACTTACGCATTGCCAGTTTGTCACGGGACACAAACCAAGGGTTTTTGGACACCCAGTTTGCGACCTTGGGGTCCATCTGAGGAGCCGCCTGCGGTTGCGGGGTAGTTTGTACACTATTTTCTTGCGGTTGTACAGTGGGGCGATAATTTTTGGTCTTATCCAACTTCATTTCCGCTTGCGTCAAAGCCCGCTGCGCAGCTAGTAATTTCTCGGAATCCCCCGAGTCATACGCCTCTCGATAGTTTCGTGAAGCCGTTTCGAGCTCCATCTCAGCCGAGCTTTGGTAGGTGGAGATGAGTTCTTTCTCACCACTCTGCACCATAGTTCTCAGCCGACGATTCTCATCCAGAATCTGTTGCGCAGCCGCCAAAGCCTCTTGCTGCTCTCGGAGAGCCGCCTCTTTAGCCCGACGTTCGTCGTGCCAAGCTTTTTTGTATTGCGTAAATTTCTGCTTTACATTCTTAGAATATTCAGCAGATTCATCAGCCTTCTCAAGGTCGTCCTTGATTGACTCCGGCAGCGGGTCAACGTGCCGGTCTTCTTTAGGAGTGTCATCAACGATGTTGACTTCTACGTCATCATCACCTTCAACAGTGATTTCCAGCTTCTGGTCGTCACTTGCTTTGATGTCAACTTCATCAGGAAACTTGTACTCTTCTTCAAATTTAGGCATGTGCGCTCCTATTTGCGTTTGATTCCCCGTGGGTCTTCTACAACGCCTTCGACAGAATCGTCGTTGATGATGCGGAATTCACGGTCGTGGATGAGAAGCCGAGTGCCAGCGTGGGGCCGGACCAAGACAAAATCACCTTTTTTGCACCACGGCCCGGTTGGAAACCGAGTGGGGTCTTTGTAGCAGTCAGGGCCTAGATCAACGACAAACAGAACCGTGGTGAGCAACTCTTCATTGCGCATCATCTCTGCTGACTTGAGAAGGCTAATGCTTGTTCCTTCAATCTCTTTTTCAGCTTCAGGGACAGCGCACAGAATCCGGTAGCCCGAAGGCATGGGTAACTGTTTTGCTTTCTCTTCTGCTGATGTGTTCATCACAGCGGACAGGTCCACTGCTCTGATGTCATAAGCTTCATTCATCGTCAAACTTCTCCAGTTGGTGTGTAAGGTCTGTTAGATAAGAGCGAGCGGTGAGCAGACCTTTGATAACCCCACACATCTCGCAATACTCGTCAAAGCTCTTCGCGGCCTTCGCTGCTAGAGCCTCTTCGATGTGTTTGACGCCTTCGTCAATTCGTTGGTTAATGACGTTAATTAGCTTGCGGCTGTCGTCCATCATTCACCTTTCTTCGCGGACGATGCCGCTTGCATTTCTCGTTGCTGTTGAAGCTGCGCGTTTTGCTTCACCATATCCACCTTGGCCCGGAACCCTTCCGACGTATGCTGGTGGTCGCGCTGCTCCTTGTTGTTCTGAGCCTGTAATGCAAGCTTGGCTCCTTCAGTTTCCTGCTGGGCTTCAATGCGCTTGAGCTCGACATCAATCTGGGCCATCTTGGCCTGCATATCAGTTATGTCTTTCTGAGACTTGCGTTGCAACTCGCCCTGCTTGATCTGCAGTTCTTGCTGTTGGAGCTGGAGTAGCGGATCAGCCGCTGCTTGTGCGTTCTTGGCTTGCTGAGCTTCTTGCTGGTGCTGCTGGAGCAACATCTGGCCTGCCTGCGCTGCCATCTGAGACACCTTGACCTCCATCTCTGGAGACATCATCACCTCATCTTGGTCATCCTCGTAGGCCGGTAGTGTCTGACCCATAGTCTGCTCAAGCTGCTTGCGATACTCCATACCCAAGTGGTCTGCAATGTGGGCCGACATAGCCCCCATCACTCTTTGCTGCAGCGCCGGGTCTTGCCCAACTAGCTCTTGGATGTGCGGGTCTTTTATTGCAGCCATATGCACAACGATGTGTGCCTTGTGGTCTTGGTACAAGAAGGCCTTGACCGGCTTGCCCTTGAGGATGTTCATGTTCTCCGTCACAGGATCGCGCGGCTTCATGTCGTCTTCGATCGGCACAAGCTTCTGGTAGTTCTTGATGCCAAGCACGTCCAACATCTGACGATGCAAGATGGGGAGGTCATACAACTGAGGGGCGGTCTGAGCTAACTGTAGAGCCGCTTGATACTGCACAACCTTCTGCGCCATGGTAGTGGCGTTGGGGTCGCTAACAGGGATGACATCCACCAAGTCGTAGTCAGACTGCTTGGCCTGCCGCCCACCTTCCTCGGGCTCGTAGCTGTAGTCATCAGGGGTATAGTCGCGGATGATGTTCCGCAGAAGCTTGAACTCTTGCTTCATCGCGTAGTGGATGCGTGCTTGGATCGCGCTCATCGTCTTCAAGCTACGCTCAAGAATCGCCAACGTCGTGCCCACGGGAGCCTGTGCGGACATGTCCGACGCCTGCAACTCCATGGAACCAGCGAAGCTGCGACCCTCTTGAATCATCTGCCCCAGCAGGGCCATCAGCACTTGGCTAGGCTCTTTGTATGGGAGCGCCATCAAGTTGTCCTTGATAGTGCCACTCGGTACATCTACGTCCCGGAACTCTCCCGGTGAGATTGGCGTGTCATCACCTTTCGTGCGAAGTCCTCTAGTCTTGAAACCACCGGGTAGATTAGACAAAGTACCAGCATCAACGAGCTGCCGCAGAATACTAGTACTAGATTTAGAGTAAGCGCCAATGAGGTGGATAAGACCGAAAGCATAAAACCCAAAACCAGGGATATACGGGTAATGCACAAAGTGAGCGCGTTTCTGATGGTGGTCATCCTCAGGTCTCCAGTTGCGGCGGATAGAGAGAATCTCGCCAGTGCCCTTCTCAATAGTGATGATGTACGGCAACGCTATGCCCGTTTCTTCACCATTCTCATCCTTGTGCTCATACCCCTTGAGGTCGAGGTCAACCTGCATCTCTAGGAACTTGTACCGGTTGTCTTGAGTAGCACGAAAGCCTAGCTTCTCCGCGATCTTCTTCTCAATGTCATCCATGACATTAACAGGGTCTCCAAGGTCTATATCCCTGTAGAACCCGTCATGCTGAAGTCGGCGTAGCTCGTTCTTTGTTTTACGCATGACATGCGTAACCCGCTCGGAAGACTCTAAGCTAGATGCGCCATACGGCACAACCACGTCCTCTGCTGGCACGTACATAGACACCTGACGATTCAACGCCGGATCGAAGTACACCTTCTTGAACGCATTGCCCGCCAAGCCCAAGCCCCACAACATGCGCTCATGCTCAGGCCGGTACTCGACCATCACATCAGTCATCTGATAGTTCATGTCGTTCTGAACGCGCTCAGCCGCAGCTTTCTTCTCGGGAGTTTCTTTGCCGATGATCTGAGTCTTGACCGGGCCTGATGCCGGGAAGGTCTCCATCATGGTCTCGGCTTGGAACTTAACCACGGCCTCTGCCAACAGCGGGTGGTACACACCACAAGCACCGGGCCACGGCTCCATCCGCTCTTCAAGTTTCAGACCCAACAACTGCAGTCCGTCCACGTACGTCTGCACCCAGTCTTTGCGACTGGCAATGTCGGTGTCGTAGTCTTCAATCAGGTCACCTGCCAACTGGGCTAATTCACCCTCGTCCATGCTCTCTGCTAGGTTGGCGTCAAAGTCATCTTCTTCGTCAACGGGCTCTATGTGCATAGAGAAGCCGGGCCCCTCAATGTCTACCGCCTCCGGGTCGGTAATTGTGATTTCTATGGGCTCTTGATCATCTATGCCCTCTAGTTGGTCAAGTCCTTGAGGGGCAGCATATAGCGCCCTGTCCATATTAGTAGCCATCATCTATCCTTAATAGTACGCCGCTTTTTTGCGGTACTTGTACAGGAAGTCATCCTCCGGCTCATCCGAAGGGAGACGTAAAAACCCACCTTGCCGAAACCTCAAAAGGGCCAGCGTAGTAGAGTCTACCAAGTCGTCGTTAGTGCCACTAGGAAAGTCGTTGCATTCCTCAATAACATCCTTGGCCCATCGGCGGTCCGGGGCCCATACTATCCCAGACGCAAACAGGTCGCTGACCGCATTCACCCGAGCAATCTTGTCCTGCCCTTTGCCGGGAGTGAACTCCCCAACCGGGATACCCATCCGTCTAAACTCTTGGTACAGCGCCGAGCCGTTGGACTTCTTCTCCACCATGAAAGCATCCGGTTGCCACTCCTTATACTCTGCTAGAACTAACTTCTTAAGCTCTGGGTACTCTAGACGTTTCTTAATTGAATTAAGTAGGATGATAGCGAAGTTGTTGGTCTCTTCGTTGAAGAACACGCCCCATGTAGTCAGCGCGTTGAAGTCCGATCGGTTAGAAGCTTCCTGTGCCGCATCCAAACTCATAATAGTGAAGTCGCATACGGGCGGGTCTTCCTTATCCCATATCTGCCACCATTCCCGCTTGATAAGCGCACCCTCTTCCGAGACAGGGTTCTGCATGTACTGGGCATTCCAGTAGCGCACATCTAGCGCGGCCTTCTTAGCAAGCAACTCTTCCACGGGCCAAAACTCAGGCCACAGAGCTTCTCCGTCGTCCTTAATTGCCGGAAACTCAATCACTTCCCACTGGTCAACGCCCTCTTCCTTATTCATCTGGGACACGATTTGCCCAGTCAAGTCGAGCTTTGACCAACGGGTCATAACAACCACAATCGCGCCTCCCGGCATAAGGCGCTGGAGGGGGCCAGACTGAAACCACTCCCAAGCAGGAAGAAACACTTCGGGCTTTCCAGTTTTAGCTTCTTGCTCTGAATGAGGATCATCAATAATAAAAAGGTCAGCACCGCGCCCAGCAAGAGCACCGCCGACACCAATAGCAAAGTACTCGCCATTAAAGTTTGTCCCCCATCGTGAAGCCGACTTCGAGTCAGCCTGCAGTTCTATCTGCGGGAATATGTCCCGGTACGACTCTGAACCCACCAAGTTACGCACGCGCCGACCAAAATTCACAGCCAGATCGGCTGTGTGGGACGACATAATGATCTTTTTCTGGGGGTATTTACCCAAGAACCATGCTGGTGCAAGGTAGGAAATGAGCTCAGACTTGCCGTGGCGCGGGGCGATATTAACAATGACCCGCTTCTTCTTGCCGTTGGCAATATCTTCAAAAATCTGGGCCAGTTTAAGATGGTGGGGGCCGACTTTGTACCCCGGATAGACGTGTTTTACGAAGTCAAGAAAGCTTTCTTTGCCCAAATTCTGGGTTATTTGGGTGTCATAGGTCTTCAAAAGCTCAAGAACACGACGTTTTTGCTTGTCGGGCATCTTTGGCAACGCCTGCCGCAGCTTAAATAGCTGTTCTGGGGTCAGTTTGAGGACTTCACTCATCGACTGGCTGCTCTAGTCGGACAACTTCGCGTGCTTCTACGTCGATCGCGCGGTTTTCCAGTGCCCCGAGGGTCTCAAGTAGCTCTTTTTCGACCTCTTCAATGGTTTGTATCTTGTGCGTGATCTCTGTGCGCTTCTTAAATGCGTCCACCCCATCAACTTCACCTAATTTAGCAATAGCAGAGATGCGTACCTTAGGGTCTCGGGCGTTCTCCACCTCCTGCACCAGCTTATTGACGACGTACATCTTGAAGTCGGAGAGCTCCTCCACTATAGATACGTTCATCTGGGCAACCATGCCCGCTAGTAAGGCAAGTGTTTCGTTGGGGTATTTGGCAAAGTCGGGCCGGTGCTGGGAATCCGTAATCATTTCTCGGGCCAACTGTCTAGCTTGGTCCATGTTGTCACTTGTGGGAGATATGGGTGACCCTGTTAAGTCTGACATGAGCTTAACTACATTGGCGCGCATCTCCAATTCCTGAGCAGGGGTGAGCTCAGGAAAGGCTTCCTTGGAGTTGTCTGGTAGAGGAATGTTCTCCTCGATAGTCGGTACTAACGGAGATGTCATAGCACCAGTATATAGCACTTGGGAATTTTTTGTAAAAAATTTTTTTACACGGGGTTTGGATTTAGTGACGGGGGGTGTTTTGGAAATTGAGGTAATCGTTTGTCTGCTGCTAAGTGTATAGGG